GCGGACAAAAACAGCGTTGTGCTTGTGCTAGAGCCTTAATCAATGAACCGAAACTGATTTTAGCTGATGAACCGACCGGTTCTGTAATATTAGTACAACAATAGGCTAAAAAAATGAAATACCAGTGATATTCTGGTCATTATCAATACGGATCTCTTTCAGCACGCTTTTCCACAGCGTCCTTTTTTCTTCTCTGGTAAGAGTATCATATATCTCCCGGAATCCCTTAGAAACTATCTGGCGGACACCGGACAGATCAACCTTTTTCTCCTCAATCTGAGCCTCATCCAATTTGAGCAGAGCAGCAGAATAGGTCTCATAGTCTTTCTTGTATTCCTCCATATCAATCAGATCATTCACATACAATTCTTTGAGCTTTGTGAGCTTACGCTTCAGAGTAGCACGTTCCACACCGGCAGCAGTCTTTTTCCGACCGGTAGCCTGCACGTCCCAGGATACCTCATACTTTTCAATTTCATCAGAAAGATGTTCAAATAGCCAGGCCTCCACACGATCCTCACGGGCTGAGTGATTGTGCTCACATCGGCCTCTCTGAAAATGCTGGTTACAACGATAATAATAAATGCCACGGGATTTGTATCCAACCAGATTGTGCCGGCACTCATCACAGACGAGTATACCGGTAAAGATGTATACTTTTCCGGTTGGGTTGCTCCGGGAGTTCCTTTTTGTGAGTTCCTGGACACGCTCAAATTGTTCTGGACTGATGGCAGCAGGGCAGAAAGTTGGATTGTATCTGCCGTTCCGATCATACACACCCATAGCAAGTTTGTCGTGGAGCATACGGCGAAACGTGGCATCACACCAGTTGACGCCGTAGGTTTCGCGAATATATTTGATGGTGGCCCGCTGAGATGTACTCTGCTCATAATAATCAAAAGCGTCCTGTAAGATAGCAGTTTTTTCCGGAACCAGTTCCAGACGTTTTTCCTCATTGACACGGAGCCAAAAAGGACATTTACCGGATAGGACAGTACCATGCTGCACTTTAGAATCAAAGACAACATCAATACGCTCTCCATCCAGATCGGCCTCATTCTGAGCAATAGAGAGTTTAATGTTGATATACAAACGTCCGCTAGCGGTTGTGGTATCATATCCCTCTCCGTCATCAATGGTTTTCCATTCACAATTATGAGCCTCTAACACTTCCATGACTTTGTAGTAGTCCGGAACTGATCGGAACCAGCGGTCAAGACGAGTGAATAAAAGCATATCAACCTCATCATGCCGAACAGCATCGAGCATCCGCTGAAATTCAGATCTTTTATGCAGTTTCTTTCTGGCTGTTTTTGCTGCATCAATATAAATCCCAACAATAACCCAACCTTGCTCTCTGGCATAAGCCTCCAGACGCTCCCTCTGCGATTCAAGAGAAAGTCCTTTGATTTTCTGCTCCTCTCCGGAAACACGGATATACAAAGCTACACGGATGAGTTTTGGTTTCAATTCATTTTCATTGTTTATCATAATAATTCTCCTAAAAAGGGTATAAAAAATACACCTATACGGTGCAGGAGATTTATGATATAATCAATTTGTTCAGAATTGGCTATATCATAAATCACTGGTATAGTGAGAAGCTGTTCCCGTTGGCACGGGGGCAGCTTTTTTATTTGCTTAGTACGGAAGAATCTGCCGCAAATTATGACGTTGCATACAACTGTCATAAATTGGACAGCGCTTTCCGTTTTGGATACATTGAGAATGGCATTGTGGCACGATGTAGCTGAGGCCGGCATGTGAACAGCCAGATGAAGCAGATGACTCAGCATAAAAATAGTCAGATATGCGCTTTGTATTGTTGCTATCCATAAAATAAACACCTCCATAAATTGCGCCCGCGCAATATTACATACGACTTTCAACAAACGCTTTGATTTCTTCTATATCAGCAAGTTGATTCTTCGAAAAAGTAACGGCATTTTCTGCCTGATCTATAGTGCGGGCAATCCCGTGGATCCCGGTACGAGGCAAAGAGAACTGAATGTAACCGCGAGAAAACATAGAGGGCTTTTGATATTTTATAGTGAGAATTTTATCAATAGGTATCCTAGTCTCTCCGCGCATATGCTTTGTAATTGACATATCGTGATCCCCGCGTTTTAAGATAATAGTATTTTTGTCAAAAGACAATACAGTTTTAGGTTTGCTAAATTCATAATATTCTTTCATGATAAATACCTCCATATGTACACAGATTCAAAAATCTATATCAATGATATTTTCCATATTTTTCCTATAATGGAATTTTATGCCATTTTTTGTACGTCCCCTTTTACGTTGGACTGTTCATCAATAGCCAACGCTCTCAATACCATTGCTTTTGTTATGGAATCTGCTTTTCTGTATTCAAGAATGATTTGACGCTCTAATTGAGAAAGATTCAAGTCAGAGTTTTTACTTTCATAATTTTCCCATCCCATAAGATAGGCAGGAGAGCAGTCTAAAATCTCTGCTAACTGTGCTATGGTTTCGTGTTTTATATTCTTTATGTCTCCACTCTCATATCTTTGAACAGTAGCCTCTTTAACACCGAGCTGTTCAGCTACGTATAGGAGAGTGAGATTCAAGGCAAGCCTCCTTTGCTTTATTCTTTCATTCAATATAGACATTTCATAATAGCCTCCTGTTATTTGATTCAACAGTAGTTTACCATAGACTTACGCGCAATGCAATGAGAATAGTGCAAAATGCAAAAAAACTTACGCAAAAAGTATTGACATCATAGCGAGACACTGATAATATAAACTTACGCAATACGTAAGAAAGGAGAATGAAGATGAGAAAATACAGGACGGACGTTGTTGCACTTAGAAAAATCATGGCAGAAAAAGGAATCAATACAATAATAGAACTGTCAGAAAAAACAGGCGTTAACAGAAACACACTGGGAAAAGTATTGGATGGGACAATTCAGCCATCATCAGAAGTCATGGACAGGCTGGTTTTCGGACTTGAAATTGCACCGGAAAAGGCAGGGAGAGTTTTTTTTACCATAGACTTACGTAGTGCGTAAGTTTTTTGAACATAGGAGGAACATATGGAAGAAACAAAGGAATTTACAAAGATATTTGAAAGCCTGGAAGTTGGAGAAAAAGTTGTAATCAGAGAAGAAGAGGAGAACACCTACATAAGAAAGAAAAATTCAATGCAGTTGCTCTCCAAAAAAAGAATAAAAACGAAGCTAATTAGTCGAGATCATCATCAATCTCAACAGTCAGCATGCCCTTGATGTCTGGGTAAACAGTTACATCATCAGAATCCGCAGACGGAATTGCAGAGATTTTGACGAGACCATCATAATCATCACGGTTTTCGTCAAAGATCACTCTGACCTGAGCATATTGCATATTTTCTTTCAACATGCGGTCTGCAATTCGAATCAGATCCATAGCACGGATGCAAGCGGAGCAGGAAATAGAACCATCAGGATATTCAGTATACATAAACGCACTCCTTTCTTAATTCACTCAGCTCCGGACAGGGAGCCTGTGAGTAAAGTATAGGAGCAAAAACAATAAATGACAAGAGAAAGGGCCGAGGGATATGGAAGTAAAAGGACAATTCAATGCAAACAGGTTCTATGAGACGCTGGCGGCCATTCTTTCCAGAAAATACGGAGTAAAGGTCACAGCAACAGAAGTGAGGGAGAAAAGATGAACAGAAAACAGAGACGGAAGATGCGGAGAATCGCGGGAAAAATCAGAGGATGGATTTTGACGGCCATGGCAATCATGGCGGCATACCTGGTATTGTGCGGAGTCGGGATCACAGAGATGCCAGAATGGGGACCGGACTGGTATCCGGTGCAGATCTGCATGGTTGTGATCGGCGGGGGGTGGCTGACAATGTTCATGGCCGCAAACGGAGCTTTCGATGAGATGGATTTATATGATGACGAAGATGAGGAGGATGAGCCATGGGAGGAGTAGGGATTTTCCTGAGTGGAATGGCAGCAGGAGCTTTTCTGGGTGCGCTGACAGTGGTAGTGATCGCGCTGGTAATGGCAAAACGGAAATAATGAGAAAAAGAAAGAGCGCTCTCTGCATGGGCAGTCCATAGGCCGGTCCGATTCCGGCAGAGCGCAATCCGCGGAAAGGCATCCGCGAATATGCACAGCAAGCCAACAGCTGGCGCATAGGTACCGTGAAAAAATGGCGGTGGTCACTCCAAACCAGAGAGAGTGTGGATGTTCAACAGGTTTTCGTCCTTTTTAATGAGAAAAGGCAAACACGGTATACAAGAGCCGAACAAAGGAGAGCGGTCAACATGATAAGAGCACCGCCGAAAGGATAAATCAATGAGTAGACATGTAATGGGAGAGAATCCTGTGAAGATTATCAGATGGAGCGGACCTGTGACATTTCCATCCGGAGAGGTTGGATATATGATCTGCAGATCCGGAAGTCTGGAAGAATGCCGGGAATATGCCGAACAGGTAGCGAAAGAGTTCGGAGTAACCGTGGAGGCAGTAATTTGAGCAAAAAAAAGCTGACGTTTCGGAGACGCCAGCCGGTTCACAATAAACGTGAATAACCTAGAATCATAGTACCATTGTGGGCCGAAAAAGTCAAGAAAAACGGGGCATGAGTTGACCCCGTTCGGACTTGATAAAGATATTAAAGATAGGACACAGAGACTATGGTTAAGAGAAAGAGATACAGGTTCAGACAGGGAGATGTCATTGATGTAGAGGAGTTCCATGATGGCAGGTATGGAGGTCCTGGAACAGGGAGGGCAAAGAGAGCCAAACCGACAGAGGAACAGATGAGGGCGGTCAATGCTCAGAACAAAGCCAAGAGGTGCAGACAGAGAATGCTGGAGTATTTCAGACAGGGAGACATCTTTGCGACATGGACCTATGAAGTGAGAAACAGGCCACCAGATATGCAGGCGGCATTGAAAGATTTTCAGAAAGCCATGAGATACGTGAGGCGTGAGTTCAAAAAGCGAGGATATGAGGTTTTCTGGATAAGAAACATAGAGAGAGGCACAAAGGGTGCCTGGCATATTCATCTGGTCATCAATGAGATTGGAGACACAGCCAGTATCATCACAAAGGCATGGACAAAGGGAGGAACCTGGTCCATTGAAATCAAGAATAGCAAATACTATGACGAGGATTTCACAAAGCTAGCCAACTACATGACCAAGGATGAGCATACCACTGAGGAGAAGAAAGACGGGAAACCGGGAAAACCGAGACTCAGCGAGGCAAGTTATAACACGAGCCGCAATATGCCATTGCCGGAGCCAAAGGTTGACAAGCTCCGAAGATGGAAAGAAGAACCAAAACCCCAAAAAGGATATTACATTGCCAAGATCCACGAGGGTATCAATCCGGTAACAGGATACAAGTACCGGAGATATACCATGATCCGGTTGAAAAGGAGGCGGGAATAAAATGCAGCAGGTAAAAATCTACATAGAGACAGACAGCTCCTCTCCGAAAGCAACAGAGAAACACTATGGATATGTGCTGGAGGTAATGGTCTCCGGCCAGGCAGTAACCCGTGAGGGTTTTGGGAAGATAACAGGGACATATCATCAGACCGTACTGACAGCACTGGCAAAAGCCCTGGACAGGTTCAACCAGTCCTGTGAGGTCTGCATCTGCACAGAGGATGATTTCGTTCTCAATATGCTGGAGCGTAACCTGGCCGTATGGGCCGGGAATGAGTTTTTGACCAGTAAGCGGAAACCAGTGGCCAATCAGCAGGAGTGGATGGAGATATGGAGACTGTCAAACAGGCATCTCATACTGACAGAGCCGGGAAAGCATGAATACACCGGCTGGCTGCAGGGAGAAATAGAAAAGCGAAAGAGGGACAATGATGGAACACAAGATCACAATCATGAAATATCAGATGATGTTTCCAAGAATGACTAAAAAGCTGTTCGATGAGAAAGAGAGAATATACCAGATCACAGTCATCTGCATCAGACTGGACGAACTCCAGACAAAAGGCGCGGTACTACAGAAAATGGGAAAACCGACAAAGAACGGTACCAAAATGACGTTTGCACCAGTGCAGAGCGTTGGAGAGTATGAGGCAGAGCTGCAGAGAATCCTGGAAGATGGAAAAAAGCTGGGCATGAAATTTGAAGATAAAGAGGAGGAATAGCAATGTTTGAGAAGTTTGGAGAACTCAATTCTTTTGGAGAAATCAATGAGCTTGCAGAGAATCTGTTCAATGAGGGAGATACAGAGTCACTGAGAGCCATGGCAAAGGAGAACGGAATCCAGAGTGATTTCGTGGATATGTATCTGCAGGGAGAAATCCCGGTACTGTGCGATCAGCTGACAGCGGCACTGGGAAAGATTGACGTTGAGGTGGCGGAGCTGAAACCGAAAGAAATCATGGAGGACTGGGTGGAGTACCTGAGAGGCCAGTGCATGGAAAATGAGTTGCTGGCATTCAATGTCCGGAAGAAAGGAAAGTCACTGAAAGGCTGCATAGCAGCGCTCCTGATGTGGTCATTCAAGAATCAGCAGACCGTGGACAAGGATATCATCAAGGCAGCAGGCGTATCTGCAGGAAAGGTCACACTGGGGATTCCGGGAATGGCCAGAGCAAAGCAGATCATCACGGACTACTACATGGGAAAGTAGGTGGGACGGATGAAAAAGAAAGCGATAGAAAAAATCCCATATTTTGGATTAAAGGAAACTAGCAGAAAGAAAGCTGTGAAATACATCGGTGTCACAGGGGTCAAGATAGTAGGACATGAAAGGCACTTATTTCTGGAGATATACAGGAACAAAAAGAAATTGAAAGACACTCCAGTAGTGCGGATCGTGACCACAAAGAAAGATTTCGGAACATATTATCCGGAAAAAGACACATGGACCAGAGAAAAGATAGAAGCAGAGAGAGGATGGGGCAGACTCATCTGGCAGCAGAATGGAGATGCATCCGGATGGCAGCAGATAGAAAAAGAGAGCATTCTGCAGAGCGCGGATGATCTGGAAAGGTTAAAAAAATTCTGTAAGGGAAATGTATGGAATGAAAACAGATGGTGGGAATACATATACGACCTGCAGGATGACATTGTAACAACAGCAAGAAGAAAAATAGAACGAAGAAAGCATGAACGCAGGCAGCAGGCTCTGGCAGATAGAATGGCGCACACCAAAGAACTGCCGGAGAAAGAGATTCTGGACAGAGCTGACAGATTGTATTTTCACAATCAGCATTATCTGTATTACAAAAAGCATGGCTGCTGGGCACATATAGCCTGCAGCAAGTGCGGAGGAGTTACAGATGCGAGATGGAAAAGCGGAATTTCCTACGAAAGCCAGTTCCAGAGATGGACGGAAGAACCGAGAGAGGGGCGCTATGGCACCTGTCCAATGTGCGGAGCACGTGGAGAGTACAAGTGTCAGGGAAAAGTGAAAGGTACTCATGACAAATATATCCATCTATTCCTGGGACAGAAGTACAAAGAAAACGGAATGGTCATACGTTATGTGGAAGTTGGGAAAAAATGGACACTAGGATTCATTTGTGAGGATAAAGGTCCGGAGATGTACAACGCAAGTGAAGAACTCTCCGGAGTGGAGATTGCGAGAGCATATTTTGAGCCAGGGAAAAAAGTCCAGATAGACTATCACAAACATGATCCGTACATGGGGAAAGATTTCTGGGATGATTGCAATTTGTATGGAATGGCAAATATCCCTATCGGCACCGGTCTGATCATGTCAGAGACATACGAAGAAATGAAAGGGACAATATTCCAGTACAGTGCGTTACAGGAATACGCAAAGAGTGTGAGAGAGGTCAATCCGATTGACTACCTGGAGCGTTACAGTCAGACGCCACAGATTGAGGTTTTGGTAAAAATGGGACTGACCGATGTGGTAGAAAAACTGGTCAAATGCTACTACGGCATTGTTGCTGATGAGAATGCAAGACGGCCGGATCAGTTCCTGGGAATCCGAAAGGAAAGAGTAAAGCAGCTCATCAGAAAGAAAGGAGACACACACATACTGGGAGTCATGCAGATGGAGAAACGCCAGGGACAGAACTGGACGGATGAACAGGTGGAGCACCTGGCAGAAACGGATCTGAGCGGAACACAGGTGGAAATGGCAACCAGGTACATGACCTTGCAAAAATTACTCAATCGCATAGAAAAATACTCCGGTTGTGAGTATGGGACAGAGTGCAGCAGTGCCTTAGCCAGAATCAGACACACAGCCACAACGTATGCAGATTATCTGAGTATGAGAATAAACCTGGGATACGACCTCAACAACACGGTATATCAACAGCCGCAGGACTTAGAGGCGGAACATAACAAAATGGTCATGGAAACCAACAAAGAAGAAATGGACAAACACCTCAAAGAGGTGGCAGAGCGTTATCCAGAGATTCGGCACGTTTACAGAGGACTCAGAAATAAATATCTCTACGAAGATGATAAATATATCATCAGACCGGCCAGATCGGCAGAGGAAATTGTCATGGAGGGGCGTCTACTCCATCATTGCGTGGGAGGAAACATGTACCTGGGCAGACATAACAAAGGAGAGACGTATATTTTAATGCTGAGATTCAAAGCAGAGCCGGACATTCCGTACATCACGGTTGAGATAGATGCAAAAAATCCAAGGATATTGCAGTGGTACGGGGACAAGGACAAAAAACCAGATGAAAAGAATATGCAGTCATGGCTGAACACCTGGCTGATGAAACTGAAAACAGGAACGCTGACGGAAACAATCCAGACGGCGGCCATAGCGTAAGGAGGTAAACATGGAATATGTGCAGATGACCCTGGATGACTGGGTACAGATGAAACAGAAATTAAAACAGGAACTCCTGGGAGTGAAACAGAGTTTTGTCAGGATCGGATACGCTCTGAGACAGATTGACGATCAGAAACTCTACGAACAGGACGGATACAAAAGCATAGCGGAATTTGCTCAGGCCGAGTATGGCCTGGGACCGTCTATCACAAGCAGGTTTATGAGCATCAACCGGGAGTATTCTATTGACGGATATTCCGAACAGCTCCGGCCGGAATATGCAGAACTGGGCAGGAGCCAGTTGGAGGAGATGCTGAAACTGCCAGACGCTGACAGACAGATGATTCAACCGGAAACGTCCAGAGAGGATATCAGAGAGCTGAAAAGGTTTAACAAAACCGAACCGGCAGCAGGCGTGGCTGATGATACCAGTCAGCTGGTCGAAAAGTTCTATCAGGACAATGAACTCATACTCAATGCAGTATATGGCGAGGAGTTTGATGAGCAGACAATCAACAGATTCATTGAAATAGTAAATCCGGCCGGAAACCGTTCGTACAAAAAAGGACTGTATTTCATGATGATGTATGAAAACCGTGTCACATTTAAGAAATTCGGAGATACGCCAAAGGATATGACCTGGTGGGAGTTCTATCAGCTGACAAGGGAGATTTTCGATGATACGGCAGCAGGGACTAAGACCTGGCAGAACCATTTTGGAGGAGCGGATGATGAAGAAAGCACAGTACAGGATCTGAGATGTATGAGAGCAACAGTCATAACTACTGTACAAACGGATCTTTTTCAGATAGCGAAGATAAGTTCAC